GAATATGTCTGAAATCTCTGCACAGATTGCAAGTGCAGAAGATGATGCAGACCCAAGAGAATTAGAATTGCTTTCAAAACAAGCAGCCGATGAAGCAAAACACTATCGTATGGTCAAAGAAGTTATTGAGCATATCACTGGTGAAGAAGTCGATGCAGTCACTGCCATTCGCAAAGAACGTGAAATGGATACAGCAAAAGGCGCATCACTGCTTGAGAAGTATGACGCAGAGAATGACGAGGCAGCCCTGGCTGCATACCAACTCGTTGCTGAGGGTCGTGCAGAAGCAGTATGGAATCAGATGGCTGACACTATCGAAGATAGTTTCATCTCTGGTCGTTATCGTGAGATTGCAAAGGACGAAGGCTTTCACAGTGGCATCGGTGGCTACAAACTACGCAAAGTAGCAACAGACGAGAAAACACAGAGCCGTGTTCTTCGTATCATCGAAGCGATGCGTAAAGACCTGTTTGAAATCTCATGTGCAAACACAGTCGAAGCAAAAGGTTCACGCGAACTTGTGAACGCAGCCTACGGTTGGTAAATGAAAGTAGGACTCACACAAAGAGTCCTCACGCACAACGGACAAGTTCATGACTCTCTAGACCACAACTGGTATCAGTTTCTAAAGGGTCATGAACTTATCCCAATTCCAAATCGTGAAGACTTAGATTATGAATCTCTTGCGGAGTCTCTTGACCTGCTCATCATTACGGGTGGGGACAATGACAAACTTCGCATCATTACAGAAGTATCTCTCATAACTGAAATGTCAAAACTGGGCAAACCTATGCTCGGTATCTGTCATGGTGCGTTTCTGCTGACGGAGATGCTCAACGGCACAACAAAAGAATGTGAGGGTCATTATGGCACTGAGCATCTAATCTATGGCGATGCACCTACTCACATAAAAGTGAACAGTTTCCACGATATTTGTATTGACAAACTACCACCAAATAGTGTATACTTATATATTGATGATGAAGGTAACACAGAGTCTTGGATTAAAGATAACATCTGTGCTATTGTCTGGCATCCCGAAAGAATGTCAAGACCCTTTATCCCTAGTGAAATTAGAGAAGTTACAGGATTATGATGAAACAAATAAAGAATGGTGAAATATATCAAATCACTGATATATGGAACTATGACATTCAAGTTGTGAAAGGCACCAGCACGACCTATCTCAACAATCACGAGTCTATTGGAACAAGTTATATCATGGGCAAAGATTGTAGTGTCCATATGAAGAATGGCTGGTCTGTTGAGACAAATAGTTTCGCAGGACAGACAGATAATGAGTTCACTGTTGAGACACACAACGAGACATCTGTGTTTGCTCACATCAAGTTCTATGGGTTACACCTCAACGATGACCGCATGTTTATACCACACGATAATCCAAAAGGCAATCTGTCTTACATGGATGGCGGCACGAATACGACAGCGGTGAACCCAGGTCGTCTTGGACTGCCTGTTATCAACTATGTTCACTTCCCCGCAGGGATGAAGCAGACACTTCACACACATCCAAGTCAACGCATCGGATTAATTCTCTCAGGTAAAGGTGAGATTGAACTCGACAACAATGTAATGTTCCCTATCAAAGCAGGTGATTGCTGGGTCATGGAAAGAAATGTTTTACACAATTTCATGTGTAATAAAGGCGAAGACGTAACGCTATTTGTATTCAGTCCTGACTCAGGAACAGGTCCTACAGATGAAGTCAACCCATTGAAAGTGAGAACATATGTCGGGCAACAAAGAGTATAAACGATTACTGATAGTTACAGGACCACAAGGTTCGGGTAATCATCTATTCAGTAAGGTGCTTGGCTATCATCCATATGTAAGTGGGTGGGACTTCGGTGACAAGTATTGGATTCCAAGTGACGAAGAACCCTTTGCAGAGTGTTGGGTCGACCCGTCAAAGACGAAGAGTATGTTGAAAGGTTCTGCTATTGTCGCAAACGTCAGTGTGCCTTTTGTGTATGATGGAGTGAAGCAAGTTCCGAAGATACAAGAAGTCGTGAACGAGGCAAAGAACGCAGGGTATGATGTGAAAGTCTGTGTCGTTGTAAGAGAAGAGAATATCAATCGAGAACAACAGAGACGAGTCCGAAAAGAAGTCACGATGCCAACTGCATTACAATACTACTACAATCTAGATGCAGACCTACACTTCCTATCTCATGAGTCGCTCTATCTCTATGGTAGTGCATACCTGAAGTGGTTGTCAAAGGTTCTAGACTTTCCTATTGCATATGATGATGAACGAATAAATAAGACAATCAGTGAGAACCAAAACGAGAAGTATGTAAAGCATGTTGACACTCACTGGCTTGATGAACAAGTCTGGCAAGGGATAAGACCAAAGAATGAACGATAAGTATATCTTCGTAACAGGTGCGCCAGGTTCACGTTGGAGTGGATATGTGGAAGACCACCTATACACTCGTGATGACCTTGACAAGACAGATATGTCATCTGAACGTGAGTATTGGCGTGGTCGTGATGGTTGTAAGAACTTGATGCATCGAGGTGCATACTTTGACCCCGGCATGGAGTTTCGAAATGAAGAGAAATACTGGGACGAGCCTTTCAGTGGTGAGGGCATTCGCGTAATCAAGTCTCACACATTTGCGTATCACTTACCATATCTTACGGGCTTTGGGTGTCCTATTCATTTGGTATATAGAACTAATCAAGAATGCTTTGATTGGTGGCACGAATGTGGTGGTTGGAATATCTCGTATCCTAACTACAAATGGTATCGAGACGATGACAATATAATAGAACAGATACAGATGCAGAACCTTCTCATCATGGAATTTGTTCGCGAAAACAAACTCGAAAAACATAATGACGGAAAAAGAGATTACTACATATGGTTACCTACGACAGAGAATGGTTAAAAGATTATTTTACATATGATTGGCCAAGTTCTCGAACCGCAGGACTCGATGGTTATCACTGGACCGGATGGAGATTGATAAATGAAATTAATGATAGAGAATCTGTGCTTGACGTTGGTTGTGGGGTCAATCCTTTTAAGAGACACATTAAAAACTTACACGGTATCGATATTACAGACATTGGGTCAGACGAACAGGTGGCGATAGAAGACTATCGACCTGACGAAAAGTTTGATGTTGCGTTCTGTCTAGGTAGTATTAACTTTGGTGAGTTCACAGATGTTGCAGAACAAATCGATAACTTGACTAAGTTCTGCATGAAAGATAAGTCGCGTATCTACTGGAGATGTAATCCTGGATTTCCTGACCACGGCAATGACAAAGTTAGTCAGGTTCCGTTCTTTAATTGGCATATAAATTATCATATAATGCTTTCAGAGGCAACAGGTTACAAAGTTACTGAGTTTATGCCAGACAAGAACAGAATGTATGTAAAATGGGAAAGAACATGAATTTAAAATATCCTCAAGGTGACAACTCATGGAAGTTTCGTAATGGTCTTGAATGGGACAAAGAACACTTCGAAACAGCGCAAAAGAAAATCAAAAACTATCGCACTTGTCTTGATTTAGGTGGACATATCGGTATCACATCAATTCGTTTTTCGAAACACTTTGAGCAAGTTCATACATTTGAGCCTATTCATATCGATTGCTTTGAGCATAACACCGCTGAGTTAGACAATGTAACTTTATATCCATATGCTGTGTCTGATAAGACAGGAACAGTCGATATGTTTATCAATACGAATAACTCTGGTGGTTGTGCAGTTGTTCACGAAGGCATCATTGACTATCTGTATCGTAAGAATGACTTTGTTCCAACAACATCATTTCCGTGTCGTGCAGTCGATGAGTTTGACTTTCAGGATGTAGACTTTATCAAGATTGATGTTGAGGGCTACAATCTGCCCGTTCTTGATGGTATGAAGAACTTGCTAGAGCGTTATTCACCAATCATGCAGATTGAGATTGCGGCTGATGAGAATTACAATAATCGTTTTTATAAGAAGATGAAACAACTTGGTTATAAAGAGTTCGCTCAAGTAGGTCGTATCGATAAGTTTTACGAGAAAGTATCATGAAAAATCTAATCTATCAGTATTGGACAGTGATGCCTGGCAAGAAGATGCCGAATGGTGTCGAAGTCGGTAAACAATTCATGAGCGACTATGCAAAGAGTATTGGAGCAGATTACAAGTTTAATCTCAATCCGACATGGGCAAAAGATAAGTGTAATATTCCAGAATACTATAATGCGTTTGAACCTATTTACAATCCAGAGTATTACGAAGAGTATGATAACATCTTATTCTGTGACCTTGATATTATACCAGTTGACAACTTAACAGAAAATATCTTTGAACAAGACATCGAAGAGATTGGTATCTGTAGAGAGATACACAAAGAGAAGTTGCGTCATGAAGCAACAGGCGGCATCAACTCACGAGGCGACGAAGCATGGGCTAACATTTGTAAAGATGTCTGGAAGACAGACATGCCACGCAACGAAGAGAAAAAACTCAAAGTGTTCAACTCTGGTGTTGTTCTCTATACACAAAAAGGCATGGAGAAAGCACGAGAGGGTTTTGTGCCTTTTCGAGAATATATTGGTAATATGCAAGGTCTCAATCGCTTTTATTCGATTGACCAGAACTACCTCCATGCGATGCTACATATTGCCAATATAAATTATACTGAGATGAACGAAGGCTGGAACAGTTATGTTCATTATCACGGTCAAGCAGGCATCACAGGAGTCAGACCTGTTTGGGACTGTAGAACAAAACACACGAAGTTTGTTCATGTGCAGTTGAGAAACGCCGATAATAAAGACTATGAATGGCATCGCACTATTGCGAATCGACCAACAAGTGAGTGGATATTACCATGAAGAAAATTATTCTACAGCATTGGAATGGACCGATGCGTGAGATGGAAAAAATTTCTGTTCAGAGCATGAAAGACTATGCGAGTTATCTCGGCGTAGAATATCGTCTGCTTGAAGGACATCCTTTTCAGCGAGGGCTGAGTAGTCAACTCCAAAAACTTGCAATGTTCAATGAAGAGTTTGATGAGTATGATACAACATTAATGGTTGACACTGACATGGTTTGTGTTAAAGACCTGAAAGATGATGTGTTTGAACTACCGGGTATTGGTATGCACACACCATATCAGACAGAAATCTTTCAGAAGTATCAAGTTCGCATTCCTCATATGTCTGACAAACGCTATGCATATTGGGGTGGTGCAATCTATAAGATGAGTCGTGAGTTGCGCCAAATGCTGAGAGCGCATATCAGCGATGACGACTTGAGACAGTCACACAACTACAAGTTTCATGATGAGTTCTATACTCATCGTCTGGCTATGCTTGCAAAATTACCACTTGAGCCAGAGCCAATTCCTGCTGAGTGGTGTTACTGTAGTTACAAACCAAATCCAAAGAGTGCTAAGATGATTCACATTCGTCCTCGTATCAAACTAGGTCAGCCACAAAAAGCACCTAAAATCGATAACTATAATATGTTAAAAGAACAAGGAGTGTTCTGATGATTAACTCGAAAGTAGACCATTGCGAAACTCTTGAAGAGTTCTATGAAGAAATTCGCAGACAGCAAGAAGAAGCACATGGCGACAAGTATTGTGAACAGCACGATATCATTAAGCAACTTCTCTGGAATGAGTGTGAGACTTATAAAGAACTCGGCACACATCAAGGCGGAACTGCGGCGTGTGCATTGATGCAGAAGCCAAAGAAAGTTGACCTTGTTGATATTAGCATGGAGAAATACAACAAGAGCAAGCATCTCTTTGAGGCATACTGTGAGAAGCATAACATCGAACTTGTTGTTCGTGAGATGGACAGCACAAGTCCTCGCTCTGTGTCACGCACAGACTTGCTTGTCATTGACAGTCTGCATTCACCAAAGCATCTGATTCAAGAACTAAATCTGCATACACAGTATGTAGCAAAATACCTTGTATGTCACGATACAAGTCGTTTGCATGGTAAAGCAAATGATGCTCTGTATCAAGTTCTCAAGCAGTTTGTTGCTCAACTCAATCCTTGGGAGATTGTAGACCATCGCACAGATAATGTAGGGGTAACTGTTCTAAAGAGGACTGTATGATTCGCGGCTATATCATATCACTTATCAATCATCATCAATCTACGATTGCAACTCGAAGTCTCATCGAATCAATTAAAACAACAAAGTCTGAGATTGAGCCAATTGTTTTTCCTGCAACAGTTCCAGGAACAATTGAGAGTGACTTAAAGAAGATTGACCATATTGATACGACAGGTCTAGCATGGACTTATCCAACTAAAGCGTCTCAAGATGGTGTTGACTTGAAAAGTGGAATGACACTACATCATTATAAGACAGAAAATCTTTCTAATCGCATTGCGTGTATGGTAAGTCATATGAGATGCTGGCAAGAGACTATTAGTAGAGACGAACCAATCGTTGTATTTGAGCATGATGCGAAGTTGATACGCCAGTTCAAAGAAAAAGATGTCTTGACAAATGAGTTCAAAGGTGGTATAATAGGGCTTAACAATCCGATTGGTGCTACACGAAAGTCTCGTGTATTTCATGAGAAGATATCAACTAAAGATGGATTATCTCAAGTTCCTTCTGTTGATGGACCGAGTGACCCTAATTTACCTCAAGGTCTTGCTGGAAACAGCGCATACCTGATTACTCCAACCGCCGCTAAGAAACTGCTAGATAAAGTAAGAGAAGTAGGAATGTGGCCGAATGATGCTGTGATGTGTAAGCAGTTCTTCCCATGGCTTCAAGTTGTATATCCATACTACACAGAGATACAGAAGGGGTTGAAATCAACCACAACACGATGAAAGCATTTGTAATAACAATCGAAGAAAATGAGAAGTCTGTCAAAGCCGCAAAGCGTTGTATCGCTTCAGGTAAAAAGATTGGATTTGACATCGAGCATTGGAAAGCCACAACACCGCGTGATGATATCCTTGCAATCGCAGAAGAACATAACATTAGAACACGAACATTCAAGGACAATAAGTTCTCTCGCTTCAAGCCTTGCTTGTCAACGTTTCTATCACATCACTCTCTATGGAGATACTGTGCAGAGAACAACGAAGAGATTGCTGTCTTTGAGCATGATGTTGTGTTTATTCAGCCTATGCCTGATTATATTCCGTATACACACATGATTAATATTGGTCAACCAAGTTATGGTGACTGGAAGAATCCACCTAAACTTGGCGTCAATCGTCTTTCAACAAAAGAATACTTCCCTGGCGCTCATGCATATTTGCTGAAGCCTAGTGGAGCAAAGAGGTTGCTTGACGAGGCTACTGTCACAGCACAACCAACAGACATCTTTTTAAATCTTAAAAATATGCCATGGCTTCAAGAACATAATCCATTTATTGCTATGGTGTTAGATACGTTCTCTACGATTCAGAGACCCGATGGTTGTGTTGCAAAGCATCAGTTTAACGAGAAATTTGAGATTATTGAACCATGAGCCGTATTAATTTAATTACAGTCTGCACAGAAAAGTATTCGATGCTCTATGCTCGAAAGTTAATTCAACGCTTTACAGAGTTATCTGATTACATCGTTGACCCTTACTGCATTACTGATAGACCTAATCAGATTGATGACCTTGCAACACCAATTGCCGCACCATTCAAGACTTGGTGGAACAAGATGTATTGTTATAGTAACGAGATGCCTGCAGGTTGGAATGTATATCTAGACATCGACAATGTTCTGCTGAAGAACTTTGATGAAGTAATAGACTTTGCTATTAACAAAAATAGTAAGATGGCGTGTCTTGCTGATTCGATTGGATGGATGAACAATAAGTTTTGTTCTTCAATGATGATATATGAAACGGGTCGTATGCAAGACATCTATGAGTTGTTTCTTCCTAACGAGAAGAAACTCATCAAGTTTGATGGTGGTGACCAGGTATGGACAGGTAAGTTTCTGAGAGACAACGACATCTGCTATCTGGACGAAGAACTAGGTGACAAGTGGAAAAAGAATTTGAAGTTTGATTTGGGTAAAAAGGTGATGGGACAGTGGAAGTTTCCTGAATATATTCCAAATAATATCAAGATTGTTGATTGTGGTGGTCGACCAAAGCCACATGAGTTGGAAAATTTAAGATATATAAAAGAAAACTGGCACGATATAGGAGCCCAATAATGTATGAATATAGATGTGAAGTAGTAAAGATTATTGACGGTGATACTGTTGATGTAGACATTGATTTAGGATTTGGTGTCTGGTTAAAGAAAGAGCGTATTCGTTTGTATGGTATCGATACGCCTGAGTCACGCACACGCGACCTCGAAGAGAAGAAGTATGGATTAGCCGCAAAAGCATTTATCACAAAGATGCTAGACGACAAAGGTGGTATTGTTCTCAAAACACAAAAAGACGCTGAAGGTAAGTTTGGACGCATTCTGGGTGAACTCTGGCGCACAACAGACTATGCAGACCAATCTATCAACGAATATATGATTGAGAAGCATCATGCTGTTCGTTATATGGGTCAGTCTAAAGATGCAATTGCTGAACAGCACTTAGAGAATCGAAAACTTGTATCGCTTGAAAGTTAATAATGAGAGTAAATGTATTAGGTAACGGACCTTCGTCAGGTCTATTTAAAAGAGGCACAAAAGGTAAGTTACTGATTTGTAATTTTCCTCCTTTCTCATTGCCTAAAAGCGAAGTCTATGCTACTTGCATGGTTGACTTCAAAATGATGGCGGCTCTACAAAAGGGTGAGATTCAACTTGATATGTATGACTGGATTCTTGGTATGCGTCCAAAACTATGGATGGAAAATCAAGGAACTTTTTATATGAAGTATTCTCATTGTGTAAGAACATTTCATACTGACATCCCATCATACGCTCAACTTCCCAATCAGTCACCCGGACAAGCCGCTACAAACTTCTCGTGTGGACACATGGCAACACACTTTGCTTGTAAGAAAATGAAAGCAACCGAAGTTCATCTATATGGCTTTGATAGTATTTTCGATATGGACTTGACAAGTTTTACTGATGTATTGCTTGAGAGCGATAGAGGTGTTCACAACACACATCGTCTTGCAAACAACTGGCGCCCAATCTGGCCGAATATGTTCAAGGAGTTCAAAGACACAAAGTTTGTTCTGCATCACCATCACAAAGATATTAAGATAGAAATACCCGAAAATGTCGAAATAAGTATTGACAAAAGAGTAGTTACCTGATATAATATAAAGACAATCGGGACTCATGGTGAAACTGGATATCACACTAGACTTCTAATCTTGCGTTCCAGGTTCGAGTCCTGGTGAGTTCGCCAAACATAAGGAATTAAAATGGTTACTGTAAACGACATTCTGAAAGACCTTGGTTATCCTGAGGATGACAACAACTATCGCATGTTTGCGATGAATGAGGGTTTCTCTATGGAGCAATTCTCTGACACTGACCTCGCTTACTACAAGCGTGTCAACAACTTCGTTGAAAACGACAAGTTGGTTGTCGTTCAAGACTCAAACATTGTTTACATTGAGGATTAAGATATGAAAAAAGTAAAAGCATTCTTTAAAACGCCAGCATCAAATCTTGTTGGTATCTGTATAGGTGGCGCACTGATAGGTGTCAACTTGGTTGAATTCAGTGCTATTGGTGTTGTTGCAGGCGTGTTTCTTCTTCTAGGAGAAGGTCTTCAATATTTTGAGAGAGAACTGTCTGATGTCAGATAAGTCTGTAGGTCAAGTTTTATTGGAAACATATGCAAAGAATAACGAAGGTCCGCGAGAGTCTTATGACCGTTACATGTATCGGATGTATAAAGAAAGTAAGAATAAAACTCCATCTTTGCTAGATAGAGTTAATGCACTAGAAAAGCGTGTTGAAGAATTGGAGAAGAGAACTTAGGTTCTCTTTTTCTTTGCCCGCTCTTGTTTAATCCATTTCTTTGCAAGTGGATTATCAGGTTCTTTACTTATAAACTTCTTGATATCACGATACGCACGAAGCGTTTCTTTCTGATAATCTTTACCAGTTGAGTTGTCAACCACTATAAAGTTCTTTTTACCGAACATGGTTTGAAAAGCACCGATATTGCTCTGAACTGTTTTCCAGTAATCGGTGACCTTTTTCTTACCAAGTGAGCGTGACCTCAGTTTATCTCTTTCGATTGCAGTATCAAGGTCAGTGTTCACCAAAATCATTGTGGTATCATAACCTAAATCTTGAAGCGTTTTGACTTGTTTCTTAACCTTTGCAAAGTCCTTACCAGTTCCGTCAATGACTAGACCAAGACGACCTGTGATATACATTGCTTGTTTCTTACCAGTCAACGCTTTTGCTCTACCGCGAATCTCTTGACCTTCATCAGAGAAGATTTCATCAGGAGTCATTGCTTTACCAGCCTTCTTCATCGCATTCTCAAATGCATCGTCAGAGTTGACGACTTTCATTCCGAGAACAGGAAGACCAGTCTTACCTACGATAAACGATTTACCAGACCCAGGTCCGCCAGCAAGAAACACTGCTTTGAAGATTGCGGGGTCATCTACACCCTCGCTGAGAAACTGTTTAAACTTTAGCATTAGAATACCTTAAGAATTTTGTCGCCAAGATTTTTTGCTTGACCGTGAAGAAATTTTACGTTTTCTACATATTGTTCTTTAATATCAACTTGAAGTTCTCTTGCAGTCGCAACAGTTGCATCAACGTCACCTGTAGGAGCAACAGCCCTAAATGCATATTCAAAAATCTCTTTATTATTTCTAGGTGTGCTTGACCATCTAGCCTCTACTTCGAAATCAGATGTGCTTGCGTTTAACATTGCTTCCCGAGCCGCTTGTTGTTCATAGTAATCGTAGAATTGACAATTATCTGTAATGTAAGCAGAAAAGTCTTGACGAATTTCTTCGATAGAGTATAGTCTATCTTCGGCTCGTTCAATACCATGAAAATACACAGCATCAAACGTTACACCTTCGGGAATATTTGATAATACGATATTGTCTCCAAGTCTATACTGACCTGTCGCAGAGACGCTAGTAAGACCCGCTTCATCAAATACAGCTTTAGTAAAGTTTGTGTCAGTTCCAGAATATACTGGATAAAAATTTAAATCTGAATAATTAAGATGATTTGAGATTGCGGGAGCAAGAACTCTATTGACATTTAGTGGCTGAAACTGCCCTATCGTATCATAGAATGCTGGGTCGTCGTCACCCGATGCTTCAGCAAAGTTATGAACATACAAAACGTTTCTACGACCTCTGAGTTTCATCATGTTTCTCATTAACACACCATGAGCAACATGCATAAACGAGCCCCAGACATTCACCGCTTCGAAATAAGAATAGTCTTTTCCATAAAGCAGTGCATGATTTTTTAATGTCCGAAATATGTTGATTGAAATATTTTTCATTTCGGTGTTACCCAAAACACGATTTCGCGTTGAGAACGATGAGTCAGTAGAACTTATAATTTCTTCAATAACTTGTCTTGATGTATCTGTCATGCTTAAAAAATCCTAAATTGATTTACAACTTTATTGTAAAATCTCTGAAGATTAAAATATCCTATCGATTGAACGACATGACGCTTGCCTGTCACATCATATTTAATTTCTCTATATTTATCTTCATAATTGTTTGGGTTAATTTGTGCAGAAGTAAATTGAATAACATCACTGGTTTTTTTCTTTTTACTTCCTACAATTTGTGTATTATAATCTGGCTCGAATAATGTAATGATATCGAAATCTTCTTTACAGTATCTAGCAAAATCTTTTTTAATCTCTTCAATTTTGAATTTATTGTTATTAGGATTAATCTTTTTAGGTGTCAGCAAGATAACAGCATCAAACTTAGCCACGGGAGCATTGATTATGTTATAAGGTCTTGGATGGTCTATATGATAGTAATCGTCTACTCGAAGAGTTTTTACGCCAAGTGCTTCATATCCTTTTTCAAATATAGAACTAGTAACAGAAGGCTTAGTAACATATACGTTACCTGCACACTCCATACGTTTCCAGACTATAGGAAACATATGAGTTCCCGCATCGCTTGATATGTTGTAGTTGTCATTCTTGTCTGTTATAACAGTTGATTTGGAATTATCATAACTCGTGCAGACAAGTATGTTCTCATACTTAGAACAAGTAATATGTGCGGCTACTTGACCACCATATGATAGCAATGATACCCACTCTTCAAAACTTCTTCTGCCCATAGCCGCACTGAGTTCTTCTGTAAACTCGGTAATACTCTCACCATGAATATACTTACTGAGAACACCCTTTTCTACAAATTCTCTGGGCTGAGGAAATAGATACATTATTTCTTACCTGTATAAATGTCTTGAATGAAGTCTTCAAAAGACTCTACTTTCTCAAGACGATTCGGCCAAAGAATATAGTCTTTATCAGGATTGGCTTTTAGATTATTCAATAATGGTTGTATCGCATTATAGAGTTTATCTAGTTTTTCTTTTGTTTCATCTACAGATGTAGAGACAGCCGCAACACTTTGTTGAGCCGCTTGAACTGCGTCTAGTTCAGCTTCATCTACAATTGTAAATCCAAAATCGAATATTTCGTCTGTCATATTGTTATTTATATTAAAAAAAAGTTAAAAAAAGACTTGACAAAAGATTATTTATGTGGTATATTAAGATATAGTCAAGAGAGAGGAAATGATTATGGATGAATTTGATTATGGACAGTGTGATTACTGTGGTGAAGACAACGATATCAGTGGTCACTGTGTCGATAGTTTCTGTGAGTATTATGCAGGAACGCCTGAACACGATGCTTTGATTGAAGAATTTGGAGAGGATATGAACGATGCATACTGAAACTATGGCAGAATTTTTGGGTCAGACTAAAGACGGTCTGTATGAAGTCAAGGTATATCCGTTTCAACAAGAAACGTATATCGAAGGGTTCATGCATTTGCGTGATGCAGAGATGTTCCTATATCAATTCCGTGAGGTGAACTAATGCATAGTTTACTGTGGACATATTATGAGAGGTATTGTATCGGTGAGATATGCGTTGAAAACTGGGAAGCAATAAAGAAAGGATTTGCTGATGATAACGTTTGATGAATTTTGTCACAAAATGTATTTAAGAAACTGTGAGGAGCGTGAAGGTTACAAAGACGCTGTTCTATCCTACGAAGATTATCTTTCGAATAATGAAAAGTTTTTGCTTGACATTTTCGAAGAAGTATGTAATAATGGTAATACAGATTGAGAGAGGAACTTTATTATGAGTAAATTTTATAACATGGTTGGAAAACAGTTTATCGTTGAGGGTCTCTGCTTGAAGACACGCAAACAAGTAGAGAAGATTGTCACTCTGAAAGGCATTCTAGATGGGCCTGGCAGTGACCGCCGTGACTATTGTGTCATTGAAGGTTACTACGATTGGGAGATTGACATTCCTCTGGAGAACTTCGAGAAGATGGTAAAGGTGGCGATATAATGGCATTACTTACATTTGCAACACAGGAACGTCTTGATGTTCTCAAAGAGAAGTTTGATGTTCTTACCGATGGTATGGATAACTGGAAGATGCCCATCGATACAGTTATTCCTGTAAACGAACTGAATGACATGCGTGATGCGTGTGCGTGGTTTACTGGTTCTGAACTTTATGTTGTGTCACAACTTGAAAACGAACCGAAGTTTCGTGTCAAAGCGGAGGGTTACTACAATGCAGTCGGAGCGTAATGTATCACATGTATCGATACGGAAACGTAATCAATATCAGAAAATATATACTTTTGATAATGGGTATGGTGCATCTGTGATTTGTAATCAGAGTTCGTATGGCAACACTGATGGACTTTTCGAAGTGGCAGTGCTTGACATCAACGGAGAGTTGTGTTACAATACAACTATCGCTGATGATGTGATTGGTCACTTGACCTTTCAAGAAGTCGCTGATTTATTGACAGAGATTGAGAGTTTGGCATGAATATTTTCCACTTAGACAATGACCCTATCAAGGCAGCCCAGGCGATGTGCGACAAGCATATTGTCAAGATGATTGTTGAGTATGCTCAACTGATGTCAACCGCACACCGTGTGCTTGATGGTGCTTTGTATATCGACAAGACCGCGAATGGTCGCAAAATCAAACGTTGGGCGCATCCTGATTATCATGGTTTTCTCTACAAAGCATCTCATGTCAACCATCCGTCAAACATTTGGGTGCGTGAGTCCGACGAGAACTACTTCTGGTTGTATCGTCACTTCCGTGAGTGTTGCAAAGAATATACTCGTAGATATGGAAAATATCACTTGACAGATACTCGTTTATCTGATATACTACTCAACATACCTAAGAAAATCCCCAAAGTGGGATTGACCAAATTCGCTCAAGCAATGCCTGACTATTGCAAACGCGAAGACCCAGTAGATGCATATCGCTTCTACTACTTGAATGAGAAACGTTCATTTGCTAAATGGACAAATCGTGAAAGCCCTGATTGGTGGAAGGAGTGTGCATGATGATTGACCGCCGTAAAAAGAAAGTTGCTGAAGACCTGTTCGAAGGCAACTATGACGAAGACTATCGTGAAGAATTGTATTGGTCTGATGAGGCTAAATACGCTAATGAACACTTCGGTGATACATACCGACAAACAACGAGGTTTGATGATGACTGGAACTAATTTTGATTATGATAATGTAACCCAAACATTGCGTGAGGGTATTGTGAAACTTTCTTTCGTTAAATTGAAAGATGGTCAAGTTCGTAATATGCGGGCAACACTGAATGACAAGTTCATTCCCGAAGAACAAAAACCTACTCAGGTTGTTGCTAACGAGAAGAAAGAAACTGTTCGTGTCTATGACCTTGACGTAGAAGGTTGGCGTAGTTTTCGACTAAATAGTCTACAAACTTTTGATGCAATTGTATGATGGATAGTTCACAGAATAATTTTCTATCTAAGAAGAAGTTTACAAAAATGATTGAGACTACTGTTAGAACTAAGGGTCTAACTTATATGGATGCTGTCGTCCATCTCTGTGATGAGAATAGCATAGAGTTGGAAGACGTAAAGAAATTCATTTCGCTCAATATCAAAGAGCGGATTGAAGCAGAGGCAATGAATTTAAACTTCTTGCCTAAAGGTAACACATTACCTCTTGACTAATATATCATGTTGTGATACAATACAAAAATATACGAAACGCAAATATACGGAGAAATACAAATGTCTTTTGCAAATCTAAAATCTAATCGTGGTTCTGATATCAGTAAACTGGTGTCAGCCGCACAAGAAGTTTCTGGTACCAAGAAAACCGAAAACAAGTATGATGACCCTCGTTTCTGGAAGCCATCTGTTGATGAGTCTGGGAATGGCTATGCAGAGGTTCGCTTTCTGCCTGCCGCTGAAGGTCAAGAACTTCCTTGGATCCGTTACTTTGACCACTTCTTCAAAGGTCCGACTGGTCAATGGTATATTGAAAAGTCTCGCACAACACTGAACGAGAATGACCCTGTGTCTGAATACAACTCTCGTTTGTGGAACTCTGGTGTAGAAAGCGACAAAGATGTAGCCCGCACACAGAAGCGCCGTTTGCATTATGTTGCTAACATCCTTGTCGTAAGCGACCCTGCTAATCCTGCTAACGAAGGTAAAGTCTTTCTTTATGACTTCGGTAAAAAAATCTTTGACAAGATTATGGATAAAATGCAACCCGAGTTTCCTGGTGAAGAGCCTATCAATCCGTTCGACTTCTGGGCTGGTGCAAACTTCCAACTGAAGATTCGTAATGTTGCTGGCTATCGTAACTATGACAAGTCTGAGTTCAAAGCACAGACATCATTGTTCGATGCTGATGAGACAAAACTCGAAGCAACTTACAATCAACTTCATGATGTGAATGAGTTTACTGATATCTCTTCATACAAGTCTTACGAAGAATTGAAAGCCCGTCTTGAGACGGTTCTAGGTTCTGCAACTGGTGCTGGTTCTACTATGAAGAACGAAGCAGTATCTCAGTCTGCTGAGTCCGCTCCTCTGAAGACTGCTGAACCAGAAGTGATTGCTTCTGCACCTCAGCCAAATATCGCATCGACAGATGACGATGACGATACGCTGTCATACTTTGCTAAGTTGGCAGCCGAAGACTAATAGGTTGAGACACATACGATGTCCTATTAGAAACTAAGAAAACTGTATGTGGGAAAAGGGAGACTTCGGTCTTCCTTTTTTTTATCCTTCGGGTGCTTTGCGGTCTGTTGCTGACGAAGAACCTGATGCGGTTGTATTGTTGTTGGTCGTAGTATTGTTGTTTGTTGTAGGAGCATTCACAGCAGTCATACCACCAGTCTGCTGTTTTTCCATTCTCTCGACTTCTTTTCTTCTTCTCTCAAGTTCGTCTGCTTGTCTTGAAGAAAGGTCACCTTTTTGTGACATTCTTTCTAGTCGTTCAATTCTCGCTTTGTTGAACTCTAGTGGACTAACTCTTTTTCTTTTCGTCTGAGGCACTTCACCTTCTTCGCCGCCGCCAGATGTCTGTTCACTAGGTACTGCTGTAGGGGCAGAACCTTCACCCACTGTAATAACTTTACTAAACGTTTCTTTGAAGGCTTCTAGCGGACTCTTACCGCCAGGCAATGCAGCCGCAAGTGCCGCAACACCACCAGCCAGTATTGCAACAGGAAACAACAACATTCTCTTAACATAAATCATCAATGTTTTGAGCATCTGTTTCATACCAGCGCCAAAACCATCTTCAAATCCACCAAACAGATTACTGATGATTTCGTTGCCTATGTTCGCAACTTTCATAAACATACCAAAAATCATATCACTGAATGAGAAACTGTCAAGCATATTCGAGAAGTTCTCAAATCCAAGTTTGCCTGCAATGAAACTTATACCACTTTTCAACAAGTCAAGAGGCATACCGATAATACCACGAGCAAGACCACCAATTGCGCCAAGAATGCCGCCAAGAAACCCTTCTTCTTTGAAGCCTTGAAATGCTCCCATGAAAGAATCAATGATACCGAATATAGCAACTGTAATTGGACCGCCAAGAAATTTACCTAATCTTGCAAATATACCAAAGAATGGTTTAATTACGCTGAACAGTCCTTGAAAAATCTTACCGCCTGTTTGTGCGGTTGAACCAAATATAGAAAATATACTTTTCAGATTGTTAATCTGAGAACGAATAACACCACTGGCTAAAAAGAATAATTTGAACTGTCGCTTTAATGAAGAGAAGAAGTTTCCCATTCTAGCAAAACCATTGAACACAGCATCTTTTGCTGTTACAAGTGGTTTAAGAAATTTAGTAATCCCTGTAGCAATATCCTGCATTGTAGCAGTAAATCTACCAAACACCTTGAAAGTGTCACCTTTCAGTATTTGACCGGTTCCTGCTTTACGGAAGATATCTCCAAACGCATCGAAGAATCGTATTACTGGTTGAAATACTTTACTTCTAAATAATTTCTTTATGAATGTAGGTGTAATGAGTTTGAAAGTATCACGAATACCATCAAGAAAGCCTACAGCAAGTCCAGCAAGTGCCGCGCCAATAGCACCGACAATACCAAGAAAGCCAAAACCACCTGCGTCTTTAACCATGGAACCAAAGTTAGGAAGTTCTGCGGCAGCGGCCTTTGGCTTCTTCTCTTCACGCTCTTTTTCGAGTTTATCGCCTTCTTGACCTTTCAATATCTTGAAGTAATCAGTGAAGACATCGGTTAGATTATTAACAGAATTAACAACTTCCCGTGTATCTTCGCCCGCAAAGTTTATCTGCGCCTGAGTAGACATTTTCAATTCTTCGATTAGATGTCCTATTGTTGCTTCGGCCATTGGTTATCCCATTTCTTGTCTTCTGGCTTCTTCTTCTCGTTCTTTAAGATATTCTTGTAATAATACTAAGTATATCTCTCTTTCCCACGGCATCATTGTCTCTATATCATACAATGAATAATTAAAGTGTTGCATCAACGCGAAGTTGGTCTTAAAGTGATTGACCAATGTATCATGTGAGAGGCATACTAAAAAAAATCTTGGAGTCCTTCTAGCGTAATTGTATTTTCGTGCTGACAGGACGCACATGTAAACTCAACTTCTTTTTTCATTACAGGAACAGTTCTCAAGAACTCTCCTACTTTTTCAAACTGAGCATTTGTCATTGAGTTGATAAAGTCATTCAATTCTTTGTTGCTCACATCAGATGCAAGAAATCGCTCGTCTTCTGTCATGACTGCTACAATACAATCTTCGAGCATAAGAAAACCAAACTCGGACTCGCTCATACCTTCTTTAAAGTTCTTGACAAAACTATCATATGTTGGATATCTCATCTCGATGTTAATGTTATCAGTAACCTCAATGATATTACTCACATCACTTTTTTCAATCTGAATAGATGTCAAGTCAATTGACACTGGAGTCATCTCTTCACACTTCTCACACTTGAACTCTAGTTGTGATTTTTCACCTACTGACTTTGCACGAATTTGTGTAAACATATATTCAACATCAAATGTCGATAAGTCAGTTGAACTAATCGGTTCATTTACACACGCCACAATCGTGTCGACCATTGCTCTCATAGCAAGTTTCTGGTCTTGTGACTCAAACGCTTGTAAAAGAATTTTCTCTTCTTTGACCAGATAAGGTCTATAGGTAACTGCCCTTTCAGACGAAGGGACAGTCATTTCATATTTTAAATTTTCATTTAACTTTGGTAATGCCATAATTTACTCCAATTATAATCTGCCGAGCAACTCGCCAAGAAGACTTCCCGTAATCTCTTCTGTGAGACTTGGTCTTCCTTTTGTTTTACTCTCCCAATTTTTATAAGACAACTGAACTGTAATCTCTAACAGTTGTCCCTCATTTCCCAACTCAATCGCTTGTAGTGTCGTCGGATACGCTTTATTTAGTGTCAAAGAATAAGTGATTCCACCGCCCGCAAATAAGTCAAGGTCAAACTCACCTTGTGCTAAGTCGAGAGGACCGATGCGTGGTAATCTACCACGAATGAAAGCAGGTACCTTTGAAGTATCAAACAATTTCTTTTTGAAGATAGGAAACGCGACCTCTTTCTTCAAATGACTAATTGTAACCGGTGCTGTATACTCGTCTAGATAGCCTACTTCGCCAGTCAGATGATTGACTGCGGCGGCTTGCCACACTTCAAAATATTTACGAATCTCAAAGTCATTCAGAGCATAGAACGTAAGAGTTACATCTTCAGCCGCAAAGCCATATGCAATCTTTGTGTTGTAGATACCCATCTGTTTATCTGCTGACAGAATTTGTCTGCCGGGAAGTGTAGCCGCTTTACATAGCAGACTCATCGAAGGAACCGTAATGTCAAGATTCTGAGCAGTGAAGGTAGGTAACTGAACATGATACAGATTACCAATAGCCATTCCACTGCCTTGACTAATCTCGGCTTTTAATGTGTCTATCTCGAATGCCATTAAATCATCTCTCTACTATCTGAATATACCTTATTTCTATTTCTCTTACGGAAATCAGCAGTCGGTAAGAATGTAGCAATCTCCCATTCGGGTGCAAGAACCTCAGCAAACTGACTTGTCACATGTTTGTTCAAATAATGTTTGAAACATGGCTTGAAGTATTTAAGTTTGGTGCTTCGCTGTAGCATACTATATGAAAGTCTAAACTTTGCATCGTCGCTATTCTTACTTGTAGCAATACTCATCAGACCATCAAGCATCTTTGCACGAAGAATTGGTGGTAGATAGTGAAGATTAAGTCCATAGAATCCACCTTCTGCAGGACCAACTACGACAACAAGAGGAAACGCATCATAGTAAGGTAGTGTATCTTTCGTCTTTGGGTCGTAGGTAAACATCTGCATCGAACCAATGATTTCTTTACGACCACGCTTCAGTGGCTCTTCTTTCATCAACGCTTCACGATTGATAGAGCGTAGATTAGATGCCTTCTTTTGAAACCATGCACGACTTTCTTTAGTGCGTGGAGTGATACCAGCACGAAATGCCTGTAGTTCTAGTCTATTGAATATATTACTTGCCATGCTCTTATTTATGCTTTTAGAGCGACTGTTAATGGAACTATTTTAAATAAATCTGCTTGCTCTGTCACAATTCTGTCAGAAGTCTTACCTTTACTGTGTTCTAGTGATGTTCCTAGTTCAGGTATGATGACATGCTTGACAGGAGCCCTAGGTCCTAGAAAGCGAGTATGAGGAACTCCATGTCTAGATAGAAGACCATATCGACTATGACCCGAGACAGGAATGCCTAGAAAATGCTCTACCATACCGAAAGGTCCTCTCAAGTCTGACAGAGTTTCTGCAAGTTTGCACATCTCCTTTGCCCACCATGGATTATAGAGAACTGCTTCCATGCAATGCTGACCTAGATACTGCATTGCAAGACCTGGATTGTAGATAATCATCTCAGGATTTTCAAGATATGCATCATGCTCAAGAACGAGAATAGGTCGGTCTTCTTCATAGCATTTCTTCCATAGAAGATACTGACTGATGAAACAACCCTTCTCTGCGGGTTTGTGTTTCTTGTCAAAGTCTAAATGCTTACCAAGGTGTAGTGTGTCAGGAGTCACAGCATCAAAGAAGTTTACTTCAAAGCCAGCATCTGTCCAACTCTTTGCACAATATTTCGCATATGTCTCGGACTTGTCATTATCTTTGACCCTTATCATCCATATATCAAAATCACTCATTTCTTACGCCTCTTGAACGGTTTTAACTGTTTTGTTGATTTGGGAATAATAGACTTCAACGGTTCTTTCTTTTCTGTCCATATCCAGAATTCCCAACCTCTATCCTGTGCGTATTCATGAGCCGCTTCCCATTTGTTCTGGTTCTTAACATAAGTGAATGCTTCGTTGATATATCGCTTTGTTCGCTTCGCGCCCTCGGGTGGACGTGTCTCTTTATCTGGTTTTATCTCAACAAGCACAGTCTTGCCATTTTGAAACTTAATCTTCAAGTCCATGAAATATCTATGATATCTTTTGTCGACCTCGTATAAGTATGGTATGACAACCTCTTCGCTTGACCACTCAATGATGTCAGAGTTGTTGTCGCACCACTTGAATGCGTGTTTTTCCCAAAGAGAGCGATAAGTGACGTTTGTATGGTCACCTTTATACTTCTTTGGATTTTTTACTGTGTATCTGCCCGAATATGCCATAAAACCCTATAAATAACAAAAGTAATGTTTACACTTATTTATTGAGAAACAAATGGCTGAATTCAACAAACTATACAATCCTTATAAGGAACTTGGTGATACTCAACTTAGATATCCTCTAAGCGAGCCTAATTATAAGGGTCATATTCGTTTTACTGTTCTCAACGAAGAAAATAGTAATAGAAAAGCCTTTGACCAGTTGACTGATAAAATCGGTGGAGCGGCCGCCACTCTGTTTGGAAAGAACAAAGAAGGCGCTCTTAATATTGCAGAAAACTTAGAAAAAATTACCTCGGGTGACCCACCTAGAAATAAGCGTGACGAAGTTGCGGCACGAGGTCAACAGGCAAATCAACAGCCTCGTCGCAGTGCGTCCAGATTTAGTCCTTCGAATAGGCAATGTCTTCTTTATCTACCTGTTGGTCTTCAGTATCGTGATAATGCATCTTATAGTAACTTCGATTTAGGAGTGACTGGTGCGGCAATGAGTGCTGGCGGTGGTATCACGAGTGGTATTTCTACAATAAAAGATGCTCTTGCAAACACGAGTGCTGACAGAGATGTTGCTACAGCCGCCGCAGTTGGTATCATTGACAAGTTTGGTGGAAGCATGGCGGCAGTAGGTAGTGCCGCATTCAAACTCGGAGTGGGTGTGACTATCAATCCTAACACACGAACACTATTTGAAAAAGTAGGTATTCGTGAGTTTTCTTTCACATTCAAGTTCTTCGCTGAAAGTAGAAAAGAAGCAGTCGAGATTGAAAAGATTATTCAATTCTTCAGAGAAGAGTTGTATCCCGAAGAAATCAATGCTATTGTTTCGGGTGGTGAGACAAAACAGTCAATCTCTATTGGCTATAGATTTCCTAAGAAGTTTGGCATTCAGATTGAATATGATGGAGAACAGATTGGAACAAAGATTTTACCATGTCACTTGCGTGACATCTCCACAAACTACAATCCTACCAACATGTCTTTTCATGAGGATGGTAAGTTCACTGAAATTGATATGACGCTCTCGTTTGTTGAAATTAGAACACTGAGCAAAACAGACATTAAAGAGGGCTTCTAATGACTGCTATTACAAACTATTTCAACGACATACCACTTATTCAATATCGCTTTGGTGATGCCGAAGACCCAGTTCTGTTTAACAACATCACACAGTATGTTGACTTGATTGACCAATTGAAAGAGAATACTGCTTTTTATAACAAGTATACTATTCAGTCAGGTGAGCGACCAGACACTCTATCTTATCGTCTTTATGGAACAGTAGACTACTACTGGACATTTTTTCTATTGAACGACAATGTAAGACGAGAAGGTTGGCCAATATCGTCAACCGAAGTTCTTAATATGAAAAAGAGTAAGTATCCGTATCGCACACTGGTAACAACAACTGAGATAGCAAACATCTTCACTCCTGGTGATGTATTCCGAGGAACGACAAGCGGCACGACAGGGACAGTTATCAAGCGTAATCTAGACTTGGGTCAGATTGTATATGACAGTGGCGGTAATAATTTAAACAGTGGTGAGACAATCACATATCTTGACGCTGAGTTTGGGCAAGTTACAGCTAGTGTTCTAGCAGATTATTTACAATATAATTCTGTGCATCACTACGAAGATGCAAGCGGAGTTACTCAAGATATTGACCCACACACTTATGCTATTCCTTCTGATTATGTTCCGGTGACATGGGGAGAGCGCCTCGAGGCGGCCAATGATAGTTTGAGAGAAATCAGTGTGTTCAATCCAGACGTTATTGGCTCTATTGTGTCGGAGTTCTTTGAGTTTCATAGAGGACAATAGTCAATGGCAGGTCCTGGACAACAGTATGTAATTAAGCAAGCATTTATATCTGCTGATAGACTCGGTGGATTTGACACAACAGGTGTTGATGTCAAAACAATGATTGCTGAACTAAGTCTATTTGAAAGTCTTGACAAACCATTTGTCACAGGAAACTTAGTGCTTCTTGATGATAAAGGTATTTTTGAGAAGATGTCGTTTAAGGGTACCGAGAAACTGCGGCTCGTTATTGCGGGTGTCACAACAGATGAAGCAGGACAACCAGTAGAAGTATTTCCTCCAGGCAACAAAGAAGCAACCAACGAACAGCGAACATTCATTCTTACAGAAGTTGAGAAGCGTATCAAAGGAGCAGGTGCTGGCAATGCAAGCATGTATGTAATCAACTTTGTTGACGAACATGCAGTTCTGAGCAACCTCAAAGAAGTGAGTAAGTCATATAAAGGTAAAGTCACAAACATTCTATCAAAGATTATTCTTTCTGAACTCAAGAAATCTGTTGATGCGTCTTACACAGACGCAACCATCACGAATGGTAAACTTACAGAAAATGCGGCTCTACAAGAAGATATGAAAGTTATTATTCCAACAATATCTCCACTCAAAGCAGTAAACTGGCTTTTGAAACGAGCAACAACCGTTACTGGTTCGCCATACTTCGTCTGGGCATCAATCCATGACGATAGACTAAGACTTGGTAATCTTGACGCAATGTTACGACAAGAACCTTGGAATAGCAAACTTCCATTCACATATAATCCATCTAACATCTCTGCGGCTGAAAAAGCAACGGGTCTTGAACGAGCATCTATTATCAAAGACCTTAACTATGTAGAGATGTCAAACACTCTTGCACTTATCAAGACAGGTTCGATTGGTGCTGAATACGCAAACACAAATTTAAATACAGGTCGTGTTACAAAGAGCCATTATTCAATTCGTGATACATTGAAAAATCTTAGCGAAGAAACTACAATCGATATAAAACGTCAGAACGTTTTTGACCCGCTTGCTAAGTTTGATGAAATATTCATGGACGATTATAATTCAATTGGCTATCACACACTTACGTCCAGTGGCGTTTATGGTGAAGACAAGAGTTATCACGACGAATATGATGCATCTAAATTTAAGAAGAAGATTGAGGGACGAGCAATCAGAAATCATTTATTGAAAGATATGTTCAATATTTCTGTTGCGGGCGAGACTTTCTTTATTAGTGGCGCTGGTTGTGGCGATGTCATCTCTCTTCAAATATCAAGTGATGATGTAGAAAGAACAGATGATGGTGACAAAGACGACTTGACAGACAAAGAACGTTCCGGTAAAGCACTTATTTATGATGTGCGTCATACATTTGTAGGAACTGAACATACAGTCAGCATGAATGTGTGTAAACTTGAGAGACAATCATGAATTATGAAATGAAACCAATCTCGTCAGAATACTATGGTGATAACACTCGTTGGTTTGTTGCTACAGTGATTGACTCAACTCCACCATACGGACTGGAAGGTCGTGTGAAGATTCGTGTTCATGGTATTCACACAGAGTCAACAAAAGATATTCCTCAGAATGATTTGCCGTGGGCGCAATGTATGCTTCCAACAACAGAAGGTGGCATTTCAGGTATTGGTCGTAGTCCAAACATTCAAGCAAATGCGCTTGTATTCGGAATCTTTGCTGATGGCGTAAACTCACAAGTTCCAATTGTGCTTGGTTCTTTACCACACATCGAGACACCAACAGAAGTTCAGACAAATCAGAATGTATTTGATTTGAGGAAAAGTAATCAAGCGGACCAAGTTACTAATCTAGGATTTGATGTGATTACTGAAGGTGATAGACCAATTGAGAACGAACTCATCACAGTACCCTCTAAAACTACACAAAATAATCGTGAAAAGGTTGCTGTTAAGTTCTTTCTTAACCTGGGTTATACAATCAAGCAAAGTGTGTCAATTGTTGCAGGTCTATCAAATGCATCTCAGATGACAACAGGTGTTACGGGTAAAGATGGTAAAGGCATTGGTAATTTCAATACAGACCGCTATAGAAAACTTCAGAACTTCTCAAACGATTATGAGTTGTTTACGACTCAATTACGTTTCGTTGCATATGAACTAAATAATGAGAAAGCACAAGCAAATATTCTTTTGATTCAGTCAGACAAGGTCGAAGGACCGAAAGGCACTGCTGAAATCTTTGCAAGATATTATCTGAACGATATAAGTCAATCATCTGGTATTCAAGCAAAAGCAAAAGATTTTCTTGATAGGATAGTATAATGGCAAGAACTTTTACAAAAGATGAACTGAATACTCGACTCATTGCAGCCGACAGAAAAAAAGAGTTCGGCTTCGCTCCTATTGCTGAAGATGAAGTATATGGTAAAGCCGCAACGCTCGTTGGTGAGAAAGCTGGTGCTATCAACGCTGGTATCAAAAGTCTAGACGGTGTTCAGATGACACCAAACGATGTTCTCTTAGGTGAAGGTCTTTGTGAGATTACTGATGGTGTTCCTAATCTTTCAGGTGTATTAGATCCGACAGCAATCACTATGCCATATTCAACAGCAACAATCAACGCAAATCTAAATGATAGTGGCTTTGTCTCATATGATTCTGCCGCTGGTGGTTTTGCAACAAGCATTTCAGGTGGCGGAATAGCTGACACTGTTGCTTCAATCGTCTCTCTTCTAACGGGTCTGGGTTCTATTTCTGATATGGGTGCAAAACTCACATCAGGTGGAGGCATTCCTAGCATCGATGGTGTGATGAGCGCCGCTAAAGCAGGTGCTTCAAGTCTAGCAGGTGACCTGACATCATCATTCACAGATTTAGGCGCATCAGTAGGCGAACTCGCGGATGTCAGTAAAATAAGTCAAGTCGCTGACTTTGGAAATATAACAGATGTCGTCAAAGGTGTAAGTTCTGTAAATAGCATCAACAGTGTAGCAGGACTCAAAGATACTGTGAGTAATGTAACATCAATTGGTGCATTGAGCGAAGGTGTAACAAGCGCAAAGAACTCTCTCGATGCACTGGATGGTGCAAAAGATATTGTTAGCACAGTAAAAGACGCTACTGGAACAATCAATAACTTGGTCTCTCAGGCAGAAAATTTAAAAGAAAATGTTCTTGAAGGTGTCTCATCGGGTCTGCTAGGAAAAGGTCTTCTTGGTGATGTTTTTGAAACAGTAACACGAGAAGCCAGTCAAGTTCTCAATTCTCTCACAGGTGGCATATCTATTTTCCCTGATGCGAAAAAGCAGACTATATTACAGAATGTAGTGAGTGGTAATACACGACTCTTCACACAGTCTGTGCAAGAGGTTTCACTATCGAATGTTTCTGTATCGCCTCGAGCGATTGAACTTGCTTCTCAGGTAGAAGGCTCGACGACTAAAGAGTTAATCAATAAGACATCACAGGTATTAAAACAGAATGGTATTCCTGATTCTGAAATTGCCACGATAACAGACAGATATAATAGTGTTGGTGATACACTCTTAACTGATGTTATCAACTCAACAATCTCAGGTTCTGTTGTTGTTGACCCACTCTTTGATGAACCAGACCTGATTGCTAAACTAAATGAGAAGTGGTCAGGTGCAAACACATCAAGCGATTTGTTTACATATATCGCATCTGTTGAGGAACTTGAAACCGAATTTACATTAATTCGTCGTGAAATTACTGAAGTCGTTCTTCATGCAACAGATACATTTACAAACAAGAATGTCGGTTCTGTTGAAATCAATGAGATACACAATCAACTTGGACACGATGGCATTGGCTATCACTATATAATTAGAAGAGATGGTAGACTTCAGAGAGGACGCCCGCCGAATAAAGTGGGTGAACATACATCTACGAACAATCATAACACAAGGTCACTTGGTGTCGCTCTTGTTGGTGGTATTAATGCATCATCGGGTGTAAAAAATCCTAGTGAACTGCGTTCTGCTCAATCTTTCACACGAGAGCAGTTCACAACTCTTGAAAAGTTCTTGTCGATATATTATCAGAAGTATCCTGGTGGTCAAGTCTTTGGTCACAACGACCTAGATATTTCTGAATTT